CCGCCATATACACCCGCATTGCCATGGACGCAGCGGGCATCACAATAAACCACGTAAGGCTCGATGAAAACGGACGCTACGACGAAACCGTTGATTCGGGCCTTAATTGCTGTCTGAACCTTTCCGGCAACAAGGACCAGACCGGCAGGGCGCTGCGGTATGACATGTTCCTCTCTGTACTGGACGAGGGCGTGGCAGCGCTTGTGCCGGTGGACGTGGATGTGGACGAAGAGACCGGCAAAGAAAAGATCCTTTCCATGCGGGTGGCAAAGGTGAAGGAATGGTACCCCGATGATGTGCGGCTGGAAGTGTATAACGACCAGACCGGACAGAAAGAGGAGATCACCCTGCCGAAAGCAGAAGTGGCCCTGATCGAGAATCCGTTCTATGCCGTGATGAACGAGCCGAACGGCACCATCCAGCGCCTTGTCCGCAAGCTGAACCTGATGGACGTGGTGGATGACCAGCTGGGGTCTGAAAAGCTGGACCTCATCATCCAGCTGCCATATGTAGTGCGCAACGAAATCCAGAAAAAAAGAGCGGACGACCGGAGAGCCGAGATTGAGCGGCAGTTGACCGGCTCTAAATACGGCATTGCCTATACCGATGGTTCGGAACACATTACGCAGCTGAACCGCAGCCTTGAAAATAACCTCCTGAAAACCGTGGAATACCTGACCAACATGGCATACAGCCAGTTAGGCATTACCCCGGAGATCATGAACGGTACAGCAAGCGATGCGGTGATGACGAACTATGAGAACCGTACCATTGAGCCCCTTGTGGCAGCAGCCGTAGACGAGCTGAAGCGAAAGTTTTTGACCGAAGAGGACCGGAAGGAAGGCCGCGAGAGTGTGCTGTACTTCCGCGACCCGTTCAAGCTGGCACCGGTGAGCGCCGTTGCCGAGATGGCGGACAAGTTTACCCGCAACGAGATCCTGACGAGCAACGAGTTCCGGCAGCTGCTGGGAATGAAGCCCTCGAAGGACCCGAAGGCGGACGAACTGCGGAACAGCAATATTTCGCAATCCGATGCGGAAATTGCTGAGAGAAACAAAACGATCACGGCTGGAAAGGAAGCCGTAGAAAGGAGTATGGCAAATCAAAATGGCGAAGTTTGATTATGACTGCAGCGGCTGGGCCACGAAGGCAAAGACCAAGTGCTATGATGGCCTGACCATTGCGCCGAATGCGTTCCAGGAATGCGACGGCAAAGTTGTGACCATGGTGTACAACCATGACCATGACAACCTGGAAAACGTCCTTGGCCATTGCCTGCTGGAGAACCGGCCCGGGGGCATGTATTGCTACGCAAAGTTCAACGATACGGATACTGGCCGGACCGCGAAGGCCTGCGTGGAAAATGGCGACCTGAACGCTTTTTCCATCTATGCAAACTGCATTAAGAAGACCGGAAACACTGTCCAGCACGGCATTATTCAGGAAGTGAGCCTTGTGCTGGCAGGCTGCAACCCGGGTGCGCTGATCGACGAGGTGGTGAAGCACAGTGCCGACGAGGACTACGAGGGCGGCGAAGCATTCATCTACACAGACGGCGGCCTGAGCATTGCCCACGGACTGGACCCAGACGGTGAACCGCTGGACGACCTTGTACACAGCGGCGATGCAGCGACCGACGAAGCAACACAGGAGGAAGCCGAGATGGCGGACGAACAGAAGGATGGCAAGACGCTGAAAGAGGTGTACAACAGCATGACACCCGAACAGCAGGAGTGCTGCCATGCACTGATGGGCATGGCCCTGGAAGAGCGTGACGGCGAAGAGACTGACGATGAGGAGGAAGAAACCGTGAAGCAGAACGTATTTGAGAAGGACACGAAGGGCACCGTGCTGAAGCACAGCATCGACGAGATCAACAAGGTGGTGAAGACCGCCAAGACCTGCGGCACCATGAAGGCCGCTTTTGCAAATGCCGGCATTGAGGACAGTGAGGTGGACGCTTTGTGCCACGGCATTGACAACATCGACTGGCTGTTCCCGGAAGATCACCTGCTGGACACCCCGCCCCGCATCATTGACAAGCCCGACGACTGGGTGAGCGTGGTGATGGGCGGCGTGAAGCACATCCCGTTCAGCCGCTTCAAGAGCCTGTTCGCCGACCTGACCGAGGACGATGCACGTGCCAAGGGCTACCTGAAGGGCAACTACAAGACTGAAGAGGTGTTCGGCCTGCTGCGCCGCTCCACCGGCCCGACCACGGTGTACAAGAAGCAGGAGCTGGATCGCGACGATGTGGTAGACATTACCAGCTTTGATGTGGTGGCATGGCTGCGCAACGAGATGCGCTACAAGTTGAACCGTGAGCTGGCACTGGCCTACATTCTGGGTGACGGCCGCATGGCAGCAAGCCGTGACAAGATCGATGAGAACTGCATCCGTCCGGTGTTCAACGACGCCGACCTGTTTACCATCAAAGTGCAGGTGAAGACCACTGGCCTTTCCACCGTGGAGGACAAGTACAAGGCCTTTATCAAGCAGGCCATCCGTGCCCGCAAGGACTACCGCGGCAGCGGCACCCCGACTATGTTTACCACCGAGGATGCCCTGACCGAGATGCTGCTGCTGGAAGACGGCATGGGCCGCCCACTGTATACGGACGAGGCCGCACTGGCCCGCAAGCTGCGTGTTGCCAAGATCGTGACCATTCCCGAAATGGAAGGCCGCAAGGGTGCCAAGGGCGGTGATCTGGCTGCTGTGATCGTGAACCTGGCCGACTATACCGTGGGTGCGGACAAGGGCGGTGCCGTGAGCATGTTCGATGACTTTGACATCGACTTCAACGCACAGAAGTACCTGATCGAGACCCGCTGCTCCGGTGCACTGACCAGCCCCTACAGCGCTATGGCCATTGAGTGGGCTGCATGAGAGACTCCTTCAGTCTCACAGTCAACCTGACGGCGGCGCTGTTCGCCAGCTCCCTCAATGAGGGAGCCTTTTTCAAAGGAAAGGATGATAGAAAATGCTGAACAAGCTCTATGAGCAGGACAAGGACCTGCACGTTGCAAACTATGTGGCCTATGGCAAGACCGCTGACCACAAGCTGTATGCCGACGAAGGTTATAAGGAGACCGTGACCAAGGCCGAGATCGAGGATGCCTTCGTGAAGGGCCGTCTGATGATCGTGGAGGGCGCAAACTATCTGGTGCCTGTAGCCTTTGGTGCGACCGGTGCGATCACCGTTGTGACCGGTGAGACCGTGAAGACCCAGGCATGGGCTGCTTCTGCCGAAAAGTAAGCAGAAAATTCAAAATGGAGTGAAAGTGCTATGAGCAAGTGGTTTGGGAAGCTTGGTTTCGTGGAGACCAAGGAGACAGAGCTGAGTGTGCACTCGGAGATCGTGACAGAGCGTGACTGTTACGGCGACCTGACACGGAACATGCGCAGGTTACAGTCCGGCGACAAGGTGAACGATGATATCAGCCTTGCGAACACGTTAAGTGTCATCGCTGACCCGTATGTTCAGGAGCACTTTTGCAATCTCCGGTATGTGACGCTTTACGGCGGAAAATGGAAGGTGACGGACGCGAGCGTGGAGTACCCGCGCATCGTGCTGACGCTGGGAGGGTTATGGCATGGCAACGAAACTGAGTGAAAGACGCTCCGCGCTGGATGCGCTTTTGCGCAGCATCGTGAAACAGCGGTGTGGCAGTGAAAACGTGTACTACCAGCCGCCTGCAAACCTGCGGATGAAATACCCTTGTATCTGCTACAAGCTGGAAAAGATCCGCAGTCCGAAGGCTGACGACCGCGTATACCGCCAGACCTTCCATTATTCTGTTACCGTGATTGACACGAAACCGGACAGCGAAATGACGGCGGCCATGGGTTTGCTTGCAAAGGCTTCTCATGACCGCCATTTTATTTCGGACAACTTATACCACGACGTATTCAGCGTGTGGTACTGATACCTATTTATAAAGGAGGACAAAACCTATGGCAAGAGCAAAATGGGATGTGGACGGCACCCGCAAGTTCCATGCCGGTGTTTCCCACGGTATGGTATACCCCAAGGCAGACGAAGGCACGGCTAATGGCGCTGCATGGAATGGCCTGACCGGCGTGACCGAGAGCCCCAGCGGCGCAGAACCCACTGACCTGTGGGCCGACAACATGAAGTATGCCCGCCTGATCTCTGGCGAGGACTACGGCTTTACTATTGAGGCCTACATGTATCCGGAGGAGTTTGAGCCCTGCGACGGTCTGGCTGCCCCGGTGAAGGGCATCCGCATCGGTCAGCAGAAGCGCAAGGCCTTCGGCTTCAGCTGGCAGACCAAGGTGGGCACCGACGAGGATGCCGACAAGGGCTATATCATCCATGTGGTGTGGAACGCTACCGCACAGCCCAGTGAGAAGAGCCACGAGACCATGAACGACAGCCCGGATGCCGAGACCTTCAGCTGGGAGTGCGACACCGTGCCCGTGAACGTGACCGGCTATAAGGATGTCGCCGTGATGGAGTTTGACAGCACTGTGCTGACGGCTGCCCAGATGAAGGCTGTGGAAGACCTGCTGTATGGCACCGACAGCGAGGATGCAAAGCTTCCCACCCCGGACGAGCTGATTGCTGCAGTAAAGGCTGCTGTGTAAAAACACCCTCTCAGCGCGCAGTCCGGCGTTTTCCGGCGCTGCTTGCAGCTCTCCCGAAGGGGCGAGCTTTGTTGAGAGGAAAAAATCAAAATGAACCGATAAGGAGAGATTAAGATGCTGAAAAAGACCATTTCCTATACCGACTATGACGGCAACCAGCGCACCGAGGACTTCTACTTCAACCTGTCCATGGCCGAATTGACAGAGATGCAGATGGGCGTGGAAGGCGGTATGAGGGGCTACATCCAGCGCATTATGGCAGCCAATGACCAGACTGCGCTGATGAAACTGTTCAAGGACGTTCTGCTGCTGACCTACGGTAAGAAGAGCGACGATGGCCGTCTGTTCCTCAAGAATGATGCCATTCGTGCAGAATTCGAGGCAAGTCCGGCTTTCAGCGCAATTTACATGGAGCTGATGTCCGATGCGCAGAAGGCGGCAAATTTCATCAATGGCCTGATGCCTGCTGACCTGCGCAATCAGAACCCGGCTATGGAGATGGCCGCAACCGCAAGCGCTGCGCCTGCACTGAGCGTGGTATCGGAACAGGGCTGATAAGCTCTGATATTTTTCCGCTTTGGCGGAGAGAGGCTGCGCCGGGAAATTTCCGGGCAGTCTTTATTTTTTTACTCCTTCAGGCGCTGACGCGCCAGCCCCTCTAAGAGGGAGCCTTTTAAAGGAGCACATTTAAGAGTACAGGGAGAGTGAAAGAATGCTGGAGCTGCATATTCCCGGTGGAGAACGCTGGGATGAACGAATCAACCAGTTTGCATACGATAAACCGGTGGCGCTTCGACTGGAGTACAGCCTGCTCTCCCTGTCTAAATGGGAAAGCAAGTGGCACAAGCCGTACTTGGACGAAAATGTGAAGAAAACACGCGAAGAAACGCTTGATTTCGTCCGATGCATGACTCTGACAAAGGGCGTGGACCCGACCGTATACACAAGACTGCGGCGGGAAGACTGGCTGGCCATTCAACGATATATGAGCGACCCGATGACGGCCGCGACCTTTAAAGACCGCAAAGGCGGCAAGAAGCGCGCACGCTACCAGACGGCAGACCTGTTTTATGCCGCCATGGCAAGCTACGGCATCCCATTCGAGTGCGAAAAGTGGCACCTGAACCGGCTTTTGGCGCTGATCCGGGCCTGCGGTGAAGAGAACCTGCCGCCCGAGAAGATGGGTAGACACGAGCAGGCGGCGCACATCCGGGCGCTGAATGCACAGCGCAGGGCAAAGTTTCACTCGAGGGGGTAAGAGCTTTTGAGCAAGGTAATTGAGATCCGGCAGAAAGGCGACTTTAAGAAAAGCCTGACCTTTTTCAGCCACATCAAGAGCTGGAGTGTGCGACCGATCCTTGAGAAATACGGAAAGCTGGGTGTAGAACGGCTTGCGGATGCCACCCCGAAAGCCACCGGAAAGACGGCGGCAAGCTGG